GAGACAAGATATGGGCCAAGTGGTAGGTATGATAGATACACTTAGACAAAATTTTGGTGCTGCCATTCTAGCAGTGCACCACGACACAAAATCTGGAGAATCAATGAGAGGTTCATCTGTGATAAGGGCTTCTGCGGATACGACTATACAGTTAACAACAAGTGGGGAATCCTTTATTGAGATGAGTTGTACTAAACAAAAGGATGCTGAACCATTTAAACCGTGGTCTATGGTAATAAGTGCTGATGAGGATTCAGGTTCTGCGTACCTTACTGCATATCAACAAGGAGTTAAAGCTAGAGACTTTACCTTACTTAAGGCCTTGGGAGATATTACGACCCATAGAGGAGAAAAATTCTTTAATAAAGCCTGGAGAGAAGCTGCAAACCTTGAGGGCGGAAAATTTGAGCGTCCTAAAGCTCAGTTGATTAGAGATGAGCTTGTAGGACAAGAAGGAGAAGGTAGGTCAAAACAATACTTTGTAACTAAAGAAGGTTGGGACATTATTGAAAAAGAAAGTGAAAGACCTATACCAAAGAGAACACAAGGAAAGTTATTGGAGGATGATGACGAGTAAAGAACCAAGTTGGTATTGTAAGCAGTGTCAAAGGATGGAGCCTTTAGATGGGACTTCTGGCCTATGTTATGACTGTAATAGAGGAAATATCTAGTAATGAGACAGGGCTTTGTAGAACATTCAGGAGAAAGCGATAGCGTTGAATGGTACACACCACCCGATATTTTTGAAACACTTAATTTAGAGTTTGATTTAGATCCAGCAAGCCCAGAAAATAAGCCAGAATATATTCCTGTTAAAAGTTGGTATTCAATAAAAGATAATGGTTTAGAAAAAGATTGGTATGGTAGAGTTTGGTTAAATCCACCATACAGCAGAAAAGAAATGGGTTTATGGTTAGAAAAATTTATAAATCACGGAAACGGAATTGCTATATTGTTTAAAAAAGGGAGAATAAAGTTTTTATTAAACGGAAAAAGAAAGGCTTTTCCTTCAGCGCCAAGTATTTTCCTTGCTATGGGGGAAGAATGTTGTAATGCTATTAAAAAGTTTGAGGGATTATATGTAGATTTAAAGAAAGAGGAAATATCTAGTATAGTGAGGTTATGTCAAAAGAAGTAAAAGCAGGCAGACCAAAGAGGTCTAATGCAGACCTGCTTTCAGATAGGGCTAAAGTACAAGCACAGATATTTGGAGCTAACAATGAAATACACACCTTCGATAAAGATGTCGAAATTTATCTCCCTCCGCCGCCAGCCAAGAAGGGTACATCTCTCTGGAAAGCTTGGGCTATGGAATGTTTCTTGGAATGTATTAGATATGGGCTTACATATTCCGAAGCGTGTAAGCGTATTGGTGTCACGAGAAAGTGGTGGGAGGAAAATTCCCAAAGACACCCAGATTGGGCCGCTGAAGCACGTGAAATACGAAGTGGAGATTCTGTTAAAGATTCCTACCCAGATTTATCGCAGATGGATTTTTCCGAATTCTGCAAGTTATATTTTAACGTGGAGTTTGCGCCGCATCAGACGGAGATTGAAGATTGCCTCTCTGATCCGAAAGGAAGGCTAGTATTAGTTTTAGGACACCCTGAATCTGGAAAGTCAACGCTTTCCGCTCTATGGTATCCTGTATACAAAATGTGCCAAAACCCAGACATTCGAATTGCCCTGGTTACGAAGTCTGGGGAAAAGGCACAAGACTTACTCAACAGAATTAAAAGATATTTAACTGACCCACATTTGTATAAGGATTGTGAAAGAAATCTTATAGAAGACTTCAATGGATTTAAATCTCAGAAGTCTGATGGGTTTAGTTGGTCTAAAGATCAGATTACAATTCGACAAAGAGAATCTGGTGAGAGGGACCCAACCATACAAGCTCTATCTGTAGGTAAACAGATTTATGGTTCTCGTCTAGATTTATTAATTCTTGATGACGCTTTAACTCTAGAGAACCAACAAACAGATGTTAGAAGAAAAAGAATTGACGAATGGTTTACTCAGGAGGCAAGGTCAAGGGCCCAGAGAGGACAGACCTTAGTAAATGGAACTAGGATTCACCCATTAGATAATTATGGACAATGGAAAGAATCTTGGAAAGACCATAAAATTTTTCGCCACGTATCAATACCTGCAATTTTAGAAGAACATACTGATGGAGAGAAACCTAATTGGAATGAGTATTGGTCTTTAGATGGTAAATGGGAGTATGACCCAACGATTGATACAGAAGTTTTTATCCCTGGACTAAGAGATATTAGAGATGAGATTTCTTCCAGAGATCCTTTGAGATGGAAACTTGTGTATCAACAAGAAGATGTTCAGAATGCAGAAGCAATTTTTAAACAAGAGCTTATTGATAACGCTTTAGAGCTAGGTGCCAATAGAACTATTGGTCAGGTTTTTCCTGACGAGATTTTAGTTCTAGGAGTAGACCCAGCAACGACAGGTAGAGCTGCGTCAGTTCTTTTGGCGTACAATCCAGAATCTGGCGTACGAACTGTTGTGGATCTTTTTGTCGGACATAGACTTGGTGCTACAGGAGTTAGAAATAAATTACTATATGAGTTTTGGGAGAAGTATAAAGATCACCGAGTTGCCTATTCAGTAATTGAAACAAACTTCGCACCAACACTTCTTGGAGATGAAACTGTTAGGAACAGAGCTAACTGGGCAGGAACAAGGATGGTGGAACATAAAACTGTTGGTGTGGGAAGTAAAAGAGGTTCTAAGTGGGACGAGGAATATGGTATTGGTGCTATGCAGGCTTTATTCTATAGCGGACTTGTTGCTTTCCCTTCTGCTACTATTTCTGATAAGCAAAAGCTTGAACCTTTGATGGATGATATGCTAGTATTCCCTTGGGCTAAAGAGCAGGACGCTTTGATAGCTTTTTGGGTCGCAAATGGCGAATGTAAAAGTTCGTCCGTTTTTAGCATAGATTTAGGAAAAGTCGTGTCAAGACGGAATATTCCGCCTATTATAAGGGATAGAATGTTCGCAAGGAAGAAATGAGTAGAGAGTTAAATTTTGGGACACCTCTAGAATCTGCTAATTCAGGTTCTAGAAATTTGTCTCCAGCACAGGGTTTCTGGGATAGAAGAAATCAATTAATTGAAACACATAGAGAGTGGAAAGAAAGAGTTAAAGAAGTAACCTCCATTGTTAATGGAGAGTGGCATATGCTTTGGCAAAATTTGACAGCTACTGCTGAAGCACCTTCCGTAGCAAATATTATTGAAATGGGTATTCATCACTGGTCTGCTATTGGTGGTGCAGTAATCCCATCAGTTAGAGTCCCTGTCCCTGTAAATAAAGATTTAAAAGGTGGCGAAAGGGCTGCTAGAAAAAGAGAAAGACGAATTAATGAACTATGGTCAGGTTCTAACATCAATGAGTTAATGGCTCAATGGTGGGGAGATTATTCAGGCGCTGGCGCTGCGTACTGCGGTGTCTGGTCAGATTTTTCAAAAGATCCAAAAGATAGGGATCCTTATTTACAAAGATTAGACCCTAGATATTGTTATCCAATTAAAGATACTAAGGGAAATATTATTGAGCTATTAGTTGCTAAAAGAGTTTCTACTGATGTTATTTTAAAACAATATCCAGTTGCTAGAGGAATTCTTGATCCAAAGATTACAGAGGTTGAGGAATGGTTCTGGTTTTATCCAGATAAATATGTTCATATGATTGCTGATGCTTCAAGAAAAGGAATGCAGAAAAGAACAGGTATTATTTTAACTCAAGAAGAAAATAAACTTGGCAAAGTTCCTGTTGTTGAAGTCTCAGTTCCATCTTTTGATGGTCAACCGAGAGGAATTTTTGATCAGACACGACACATACTAAGGACAATGCATAGGTTAATGACTCTTACAATAACAAGTTCTGAAGAAGAGGTCTATCCACCAGTGTTCGAATATGATGTTATGAATCCAGATGACTTCGGTCCTGGAGCTGTGATACACGGAAGAAGTCCTGAAGCAAGAATGGAGAGAATGCAATCTCGTTCTCATTTTGATGCTAAAGATTTAATTGGAAGATTAGCTTCTGAAGCTCGTGCTCAAGCATCTTTCCCTGGTCAACTTAGTGGTGATCCAGGAGCAAGTATTGTTTCTGCTTCTGGTATACATT